CAATTCAACCAGATGGCATTCTCCATCGAAAGAGTTGCAGTTTAAGCAAGAACTCGCGCCCTCAAGGCTCAGTACAGCACAGAACTCGCTCAGGACCTCAAGGCTGTTCACGGACTCGACGCCGAGACTGAACTCGCCAACATCCTCAGCACAGAGATTCTGTCTGAAATCAACCGCGAGATCATCCGTAATGTCTACTTCAACGCCGAGATCGGTGCTGCTCAGACAGACCTTACTGGTGCTGGTGCTACTGACGGTCCTCAGCCCGGTATGTACGATCTTGCAACCGACTCTGATGGTCGCTGGAGTGCTGAACGCTTCCGTGGACTCATGTTCCAAATCGAGCGCGAATGCAACCAGATCGCCAAGGAAACCCGTCGCGGTAAGGGTAACTTCATCATCGTCTCTGCCGATGTTGCTTCAGCCCTCGCAATGGGTGGATTCCTCAACATCTCACCCGCTCTCAACCAGAGCCTAGATGTTGATGATACTGGTAACACCTTCGCTGGTCTTCTCAACGGTAAGATCCGCGTCTATGTTGATCCTTATGTCGCCACTGGACAAAACCATGTCTGTGTCGGTTATAAGGGTACATCCCCATATGACGCCGGACTCTTCTACTGCCCATATGTTCCACTGCAAATGGTCAGAGCTGTTGGTGAGAACACCTTCCAGCCCAAGATCGGATTCAAGACTCGATACGGAGTCGTTAGCAATCCGTTCGCAACTAACACCGACATCCTTACTGCCGGTGGTAACCAGTACTACAGACTCTTCGTTGTCAAGAACCTTCACGGTAACGGTTCCTGATAACACAAAAATAGAAGATCTGAACGAAGCGAGGGGGAGTTTTACTCCCCCTCGTTTTCTATTATACATAATAGTATACTGGAGTTAATATGTCTGATTCTGATATCACACGCGAAATTCCGGAAATGCCGGATATTCAATACAAATCATATGGTGTAACATATGATGGACAACAAGATAACAACTTTCTTGGTAGGAATTATTTCCAAGTGGAGATACCCAGAATTCCTAACTTTGGAAGATTTGTTCAAAGTGTAACTCTACCTCAATTTTCTTTTAGTGAATTGACTCAACCAACCACATTAGGTTTAGCACCGGCTTTTCCCGGAAGTGGGTATGAGTTTTCTCCTCTTATAATAGGATTTGGTATTGATGAAAGATTTTTGGGTTACCAAGAATTATTCCGATGGATGGAATCAATGGCGTTTCTTACAGACACCACTAATTTGCCCCGTGAATCTCACACATCAGATATTACCCTCTCGATAAAAAATAGTGCGTACAACGAAAAAGTTCGAATTGTTTTTGTTGATGCATTTCCAACAGTGATAAGTCCTCTGGAGTTTACCTCCCTAGAACCTTCATCTTCCCCGCTATTGGGATCAGTGACCTTTAATTATTCTAACTTTGAGATTGTACAAATAGGAGTGTAGTATGAATTTGAGTGAATATCGACAAATGGTAGAAGTCGATCTTAAAATAAATGAAACAGAACTTGATACAGAATCCCTCAGAACCCCACAGTTACATTCAAAATATTTAAATTTTCTTTCAGACGAAAAACTAGTTCTTTCAAAATTAGAAAGCGAATATAAAGTTACCAAAAAATATAGGTGGCTTTACTATACTGGCAAACTTTCAGAAGAAGAACTTGAAGAATTAGAATGGGAACCATTCCAACTGTCGGTTCTTAAAACCGACATAGATAAATTTATGGATTCTGACGATGACATACAGGCAATTTACAACAGAATTCAATACAGAAAAACGGTGGTTGATTATTTAGATAATATTATTAAGGTAATTTCTAATCGACAATGGAATATTCGTTCAGCAATCGATTGGCTTAAATTTACAAACGGACAATGAGTGATTTCAAGATAAAACAAATAGATGCAGTAAATCTAAAAGTTGACTGTGAAAAGGGGTTCGCAAAAGAACTCAGTGAGTATTTTACATTTATGGTTCCTAATTACCAATACACCCCTGCATATAAAAACAAATATTGGGATGGTAAAATACGCCTTTTCAATATATTCAACCGCACAATTTACGCAGGACTTTCTTCACATATAAAAAAGTTTTGTGAAGATCGAAACTATCCTTATGTTCTTGATTTACACAAAGAAGAAAAGCAATCATGCGATGACATTGATACATTTCTCTCAAAACTAAACATAAGTAACGGCAAAGATCCTATCACACTCCACGATCATCAAGTAAAAGCCATTCGTGAAGCTTTACTAAATCGAAGATGTCTTCTTCTTTCTCCTACGGGTAGTGGTAAATCTTTGATCATCTATTGTCTTCTGAGATATTACCTTTCTTGTTTTCCAGAAGATAAAAAGTTTTTGGTAATTGTTCCAACAACAGGTCTAGCATCACAGATGAAATCTGACTTTCTGGAATACTCGGCTAATGATAATTCATTTACCGAAGAAGATATCCATATGATTTTTTCTGGTAAAGAAAAACAAACCAAACGAAGAGTGGTGGTATCTACATGGCAGAGTTTATACAAAATGCCTGAATCATATTTCGAGGATGTTGCTGGTGTTTTCGGTGATGAATGTCACTTATATAAAGCAAAGTCTTTGGTAGAACTTCTAACCAAAATGAAAAATGCTTATGTTCGAATAGGAACAACAGGAACATTGGACAACACAAAAACTCATAAACTAATGATCGAGGGATTATTTGGACCTACCATCAAGGTGACATCTACCGTAAAATTGATGGAAAAGAAAATTTTGTCGAAACTTAAGATTAGTTGTATTACGCTCAAATATGATGAGCAAGATCGAAATGAAATTAAAAGGGCAAAATACCAAGAAGAGGTTGATTGGTTAGTTTCTTCTGAGAAAAGAAATAAGTTTATTATTGATTTAGCAACTAAATTGAAGGGAAACACACTTGTACTGTTCAACTTCGTCGAAAAGCACGGCAAACCTCTCTACGAGTCTCTGAGGGACGCCTCGGACAACCCTGTGTATTTTATCCACGGGAACAAAGATGTAGAAGAAAGAGAAATGATTCGAAAGATTATAGACAAAGAAGATAATTCTATTCTGGTTGCTTCATATGGTACATGTTCAACTGGTATAAATATAAAGAACATCCATAACATCATTTTTGCTTTTCCTTCTAAATCTGTGATCAGAGTGCTTCAATCTATAGGGAGAGATCTTAGGACATCATCCACAAAAGACATTGCTAAACTTTACGATATCGGAGATGATCTTCAGTATAAAAGTTTCAAAAACCACACTCTCAAGCATTTAGAAGAAAGAATTAAAATATATACTAATGAAGGTTTTAATTATGAGTCAATTGCCATACCGATTCGGGGAGAATAACATGAAGACTTCTTATAGAATCATTAAGTTAAGTAGCGGCGAAGAAATAATCGGGAATATAAAGGGTAGAGAAAAAGACAAGATTCTTATTGATCGACCGATGATATTTAAAACTCAAACAATGAGTAATTTGATCTCACAAAAAGAAGTTGTATTTTTAAGAGATTGGATGACATATACCAATGACATTGAGGCAAAGATTAAAGAATCTCACATCACCTCCATTTTTACACCCGATCAATTAGTGATAACAATGTATGATAGAGCAAAGCACGAGATGGATGTGAAACCACACAACTCTAGTAAAATAACTAAAATGGATCCTGATGCATTTGGAAATGATAAAAGCCTAGAAGATGCATTAAAGGATATTTTTAAATTTCCAGGCACAAATAGCAGTAATCCTTTGTTCGATGAACTCGATGCATTGGAAGAAAAACTAGATGCCTTTGACTCGAATGAATTGAATAACCCAGAGCCAAATGATAAAGATCGCATTTACTTAAACATGGATCTATCGTATGAGGATTTGAAAAGTCTATTCGATGATGGTATAATTTCATCCAAGATTTTTAATATGATGGAAGAAATGTACTACGGATCAGTTAATAAAATGGAACGAGAAGAAACCAGCGATGATTCTACTATAGAAGATAAAGATCATCCAGACTACGGGAATCGCTGGACTGATTGGGATAATGACTTATCTAATGAAGACTATAAGTAAGCTTAGTATCCCTTTTCTCTCTCCACACAGGGATTATAATCGTGATTTGAAAACTGTCAAGTAAAAACTTGACAAAAAAATTTTAGGATGTAAAATTCGTATATGAAAAGCACACACTATATTGATAATGATAAATTTTATGAAGAGATGACATCTTGGATAAAAGATGTACGAGAAGCACAAAACGAAGGTGAATCGAATCCTCCAATAACCAATTATATTGGGGAGTGTTTTATGAGTATTGCTGAAAACTTATCTAAAAAGGGAAACTTCATCAAGTATCCTTTTAGGGATGATATGATAAGTGATGCAATAGAAAATTGTGTAATGTATGCACATAACTTTGACCCAGATAAATCTAAGAATCCTTTTTCTTATTTTACTCAAATTACTTACTTTGCATTTCTCCGTAGAATCGAGAAGGAGAAAAAGCAAATGTATATCAAGTATAAGTTAATGGAGCAGAATCCAGACTCTACTCTATCTTGGTATAAAGAAA